CCTGGAGCGCTCACCGCAGAAAGCGGCGAGATGCAGTACAAATCAGCTGAGCCAGCTGTCGAAGACAGAACAGAAACTTCAATTGAGCGTTGGTCGGAAATACTTTCACGAGGAATTGAGAGAATTCTGGAAAGACAGCAACGAGTTGTACTGGAAAAGTCTGGTGGAAGCAAGGCAAGAAAAGGGCTCATGGCTGGAACGCTTGACATCGATTCAATACTCTCGATTGACTCATGGAATAAGCAATTTGAAGATGACCTAAAGCCAGTTGTTTCCGCGATTATCAATGACTCGCATGAATCAAAACGCGAAAGAATGCATGTAAAGGGTTTGTCGCCAAGAGCTATACCGCCTCTAGATTTCTTGAGAGCTGTTGATTCACACGTTGCAAATATCAAAAAAATAAATGAGCAGACAGCCTTTAACATCAATGAAATAATGCTTAAATCGTTTGTTTATTCTGACGAAGAGCGAAGATTTTCATCCTTCAGACAAGAGCTAATTGAAATGTATGCAAATCTTCTTGCAAAAGAACATGTCGAAATTGCTGAAGAAGAGACACGCCGAGCCTGGAACTTCGCTCAGTTCTAACTATTTCACTAAATAGTTTCTGTAAAAGAAAAGCAATTCTCAATACTTGCACTGCAGATTTATCTGGTCGTTTATTATCTATTGAGTCTTAGTGAAAGCGAATTAAATGACCACTGACCACTTTGAATACAAGTCGACATCCCTTGGCTCCGCTTCACAGAAAGCCGGCTCCGTCAATCTCGATGAGATGCAAGGAATTGTTGAGTGCTTTGTAGCTGGAATCGGCAATAAAGACTCTGTTGGTGATATTTGCGCAAGTGGTGCTTTTACGAAGAGTCTTCAGCGCCGCAAGCCGCGTGTTGTGTGGGGCCATAACTGGAATGACCCAATCGGCAAAGTACTCGAAATTTACGAGGTGCCACCGTCTGACCCACGCCTACCACTAAAAATGAAGATTGCCGGAATCGGCGGATTATTTGCAAAAGTTCAATTCAATCTTCAGTCAGAAAAGGGCCGCGAAGCTTTCACGATGGTTGCTTTCTTTGGAGAAGAACAAGAATGGTCGATTGGATATAAAACCCTGCGCGCACAGTATGACCAGAAGTCTCAGGCAAACGTAATCTACGAGTTGGAGCTTTATGAAGTGTCTCCAGTTCTTCATGGAGCCAATCAACTGACTGGCACAATTTCCGTGAAGACAGATGACCCATACGGCGAAGATAGCTCCGTAATGATGATGGATGATGAAAAGCCGAACAAGTTGGAAATTGAAAAGCAACTCTCAGGAATGCTTGGCGCAAAAATATCGCTCATGGAAATGGACGACGAAAATCTGACATTTGCTCGTCGTGTGGCTGACGGTTCAGTTAAGAGATTCAAGTGTGGCTGGAGTCGAACGGGTGGTCGAATGATGTTCGGCCCGCCAGAAGAAATAGTGATGCAGAGACCGTCCGCACCACAAACAGCACCAATGATGGTTCCGCCAAATGAGCCAAGAAGAATGGTCCGCCCACAGCAGATGCCATCAATGCCAATAGCTGTCAAGCCAGGCATGGAGGGTGTTGTTGTTGTTCCGCTCCCTGCAGTTCAGTACGAAGAGGGCAATAACAAGCCAATAGATAAGAACAACCTCGATAAAGAGGAAGCGGACCTGCGTGACGCTTTGCTAAAAATTGTAAAACGCCACGGCAAGTTCAACGAAGACAAAGATGGTGTGTGGGCTGGATATAAACCGGCTTCAGAAAATCCCATCGCATCAATCGGGGTCAAGTGTGCAAATTGCGTGTTCTTCCAAAATGATGGGTCATGCAAGATTGTTGATATGGACATCGAACCAGAAGGCAAATGTCGTTTTGCAGTAATTCCAAAAGGCGTTGTCAATGTCGATGGAATTGCTAAAAAGGAATACGAAATTGAAGAAGACGCAAATTTCGATGAAGCTATTGAAGACCTAGAAGTTAAGTACCCTGGCGAGTTTGTCATGGCCATGCTTCGCGGAGCGGTAGGTAAGAGAAAAAAGAAGCGTAGCAAATTTAAATCACTTTCTGAATTTGGCAAAGATGACAACTCATTCGATGAGCAATACTGCATTCCGCTTCACCCAAATGACGCGTTCCGTGTCAAGCAAGAAATTGACCCAATTCTCGATTACTACATGGTTGATGCAGAAGTGGATATTGATGGAATCGTTCTCAAATCCGGGGTTAGTTTAGATTTTATTGAAGCAGTCGATAACGCTCTGGAAAACATAAAAAAAAAATTTCTAGATAGCTCTGAGTTTGAGTCAAAAGCGATTGGCCGAAGACTAGGAAGCTACGTTGGCAGCAGACTCATTGATAGACCATCAATCGGTGGCCGTCGAGACAGAAGAAATCGCCGTGGCGACATTGACATGCCAACCGGCGGAACACCAGGAAATCGACGACCAACGGGGAGCGACTTCGACCCCGACAACGATGGCTGGGTAGATGAAGGAACAACACGACCCCGCTTCGTCGGCGTGCAAGATGCAAAACCGGCAACACCGTCAAAACCCTTCTCTTCTGGAGCTGAGAAACGCTCACGATTTAATACTTCACGTCACGGTCTTGGAAAAGAAACCGAGAGTAAGTTTGGTGTCGCACCAGATGAACAGGCAAGACGAGAAGCATTTGACAAGACTGCACAGGAATGGGTTGATAAGGGCTTCGGCTGGGAGGAAGTGCCTCGCTACCAAACAGACAATACACGTTCCGCAGAGTTCTTAAGAGGGCGCGAGCTTGGGTACAACCAAGCAAGAAGAGCATGGCAAGGCGACGACAAGAAGCGCCCAGCAAAATTCAACGAAAAAGCAAAGAGCGGACAGGCGTATCAAGAGTGGTATTACGATTTTGTTCGCACACTAGGCACATACCTCGATGCAACAAATAAGTATTTTGCCGGAAAAGACAAAAAGGACAAGAATAAAAATTATGTTGGCGAAGACGGCGAGAGCCAGTTTCTTAAAGGACTTGATAGTGCGCTACGCAGCGAAGTCTATGAGCGTCGCCCGTCAACTGGAACATGGGACCCAAACGATAAAGAGACTCTTGCTCGCTGGATGAACTCATATGGGTTCGACGGTGCAAGCCCAAACAAGCCAGATAGAAAACTCTCATCCGGAAGACTTCCTGCGCTCGATGACGATTTCGACCCAGATAATCCCTACGGCGACGACAACCTTCCATTCGATGAGAGCGGAACTGATACATACGACAGAATTATTAGAGATTTCCTCGGCGAAGAAATGCCACGTCCAAAACGAGGGAAAATCGCTCCACCAGAAAAGAACCCAGAAGACTATACAGACCAGGATATTTACGAAGAGCGCATGAATGGCGTATCCATTGAGGATATGGCCAAAAAACTTGGTGTAACAAGAACGGAGGTGCGCCAGGCAGAACAAAGATACATGTCCGAGATTCGAAGAGGCAGTGCATCGCGTGCTGCCGAGAGCGCGCCAAGACTTTCTAGTGGATTTGAGAATTTCCTAAAAAAGCCAGAAAACAAGCGCACTCGTCGTGAAAAGCAAGACTACTTAGGACCACTCTGGGAATACAGGGATGGCCAGACACTGTCATCTGGAAAAGATGAAAATCAAGAAGCAGATGCAGCTCGTATTAAAGACATGTACCAGCAAATGGGTGAAGCAATTATTGCTGCGCTTGATGAGATATTAAAGGACCCAAGCAAAGCTGGCCAGTGGCAAGTGCCTTGGCGCTCGCCAGAGTTGTACGGTCGAAATCCAACAAGAAGAAATCGTATTTATCAAGGCATGAATCAATTGATTCTTTCCCAGGTCGCATCAAAGCGCAAATACAAAACAAATCGTTGGGCTGGACGTTCGCAGTGGCGTGAGTTGAATAAGAAAGCAAAACCAAAACCAGGAGAAATTGGTGTCAATATCCTCGTTCCGTTTGACATAAAAAATGATGACGGAATTCGTACTGGTGAAAAGGGTTTCAAAATTGAAACAGTATTCAACGCCGACCAAATGGACGGACTGCCAGCATGGGTCTACGAAGTCAAAGAAACAGAAAAACTTGATGCGGCACAACGACTTGAAGACATTGAAAATGTAATCAAAGAAATTGGTCCTAGATACAGGGAACAGGGAGTCAGTGCATTCTACGACCCAAACGATGACACGATAAATGTTCCTCCATTTGAGAACTTTATTGAACCAATTGCTTTCTATGGAACAGTTCTGCATGAAATTATTCACTGGACAGCCCATCCATCGCGACTAAAGAGAGACCTAAGCGGCAGAATGAAGGGCACCCCAGAACAGAGAAAGAAATACGCATTTGAAGAACTCATCGCAGAAATCGGTGCTTCATTTGCGATGGGATTCCTCGGTGTAGAGCCTCAAATACGCGAGGACCATATTCAGTACCTAGCGTTCTGGCGCAAAGCACTGCAGGACGACCCAAGCTCAATCCGTCGTGCAATTGAAGGCGGACAGCAGGCTGTTGACTACATTATGAATAAGTCAGCAACGCTGCGCAAGCGCGCTGGTGTTCCAGACAGCGAACGCAAGGGTAAAGAAGACTACACAATTGAAGCGCCAATCGTTGGTCGAATCACTATCCCAATTCCAAAGAAAAAGCCAGTTGTCGGCACACCAACACCAGAAAACAAAGTACGTCAACGCGTGCGTGTTCGTGGACAAGGTCCATCTGCAGTAAAAACTATCCTTGAGGACTACGAGAATAATCGTCTTTCAAGCGGCATAACCGGATTCGTTATCAAGGACGAAGAAGGCAACACGTATAACCAAATTAACAAGCGTCTTTCTTCTGGCCGCGGACCAATTGTTGGCGCCAAGGACCCTAAGCGCAAGATTGAGCGAACTGAGGGTTCGTTCATGGAAATGTTTGGAATGAAGTTTGAGCCGACTGATGAACAAAAAGACGTTATGGACACAGTTGCACACTTCACAAAAACTGGTGAAGGTGGATTGGTTGCTGTTCGCGCAGGAGCCGGAGCAGGTAAAACCACCACACTTGAACAATCTGTTATTCGTATGGCCAAGGAATCTCCGGAGTCACAGTTTTATTACATAACATTCAATAAGAAAAATGCTTCAGAAGCAGCACGTAGAATGCCTGACAACACAGGAAGCTCTTCGATTAACCAATTGGCATACTGGTCCCTATTGCTCGAAGACAGGCCAGGAATTTCTCCAGAGTTCAAAGAGAAACTAAAAAAGATAGGCATTGGCGCCGGCAACGAGTACTACTCATCAGCAAACCCTAAATCAACAAGACAAACGTCTGCAGAGGGATATGGTGGAAAAACTGTCGATACAACAGGATTGAAAAAAGCTGGATTCAGAACTTTGGGATACGTTTCGTTTGAAACAACAAGCGGTGGTCGCGACGTAGCGAGACACTACGATTTCGGCACGAAATACCCAGACGGACTCACCCACGAAGGGGTGGAGCTGACTGCTGACGATTATGGTCTTGTTCTCATCAACGCCCTTACTCGTTATTCACAGAGTGATGATGATGTGCTTAGTGAAAAACATTTCAAGCTTCGTCCACACGAAATTGAAAGAAATAAGCAACTTGCCGAGTCTGGCGACCCAATCGACCCTGCCGAAACAGCATTCGACCAGATACCACAAGAGTGGGTTGACCTAGCACTCAAAATGTGGTCTGACACGCTCGACCCGAAGAGCAATGTACTGCCCAATTACGACCAGCAAGTAAAGATTTGGGCTATGCAAAAACCAAATCTGCGTACAGACGCTGGAATGGTTGGTCACGGCACAAGAAAAGTGAAAGATGCAAGAGCACAGGACAAAAAACTTGACCCAGGCTCAATAGTCCAAGTTGATGGTGTGGATTATGTCTACACAGGTGGTGGAGCACGCGCCGGATTGCGTCGCCGATATGCAACGGAAGATAAGCCCATTTCGACTTTCTTCTTTGACGAAGCTCAGGACGTAAACCCAGTTCTCCAAAAGGTGATTGAAGACAATATTGCGAATAATAATCTTGCAATAGTCATGGTCGGTGACCCACGGCAATCAATTTATGGATTCCGTGGTTCATCTGACTCATTCGCTCGACTCAATCCAGATTTCAACTTAACGTTGACTGACTCATTCAGATACGGAAAGACAGTTGCGTTCCTTGGAAACTTGATGCTTGGTCGTGGAAACATGACCGACAGGCAGGGTGGGATTGATGAGGTTTCTGCGGACTACAAGTTGTTTGGCCGACTTCAGGATGTGGTTTCTCATGACTTCAATCTTGGAACACTCACCGGAAATGATTTGCGTAAGAAACTTGATTCAATACAAAAGAAATACGGAATTTCTGGTCCAGACGGACAGTCACTGGCAGATATGCCAGAAAAAGAGAGAAATGAGCTACTGGACAAGGCTCGTGGTTACATCGTTCCAGAATCGGAAGGAATCCTCTACCGTCAGATACCAACAAGCGCAGATGGTACGTGGGCATATATTTCTTATTCAAACAAAAACACCCTTACAGCTGCCTTGGAATTCATCGGAGCGCATCCAGACAAAATCGTTGGATTGCCTGCCGAAAAATACAGAGACATGGTTGAATTCCTACGCCACTATCAGTTTGTCCTCCGTCCTGTTGGGACACGACCACGCGAATCAAAGATTATTGGCAATGCGTGGACAATGGAGGAAATCAGAAAACGCGCAGGTCAAAAATCATCCTATGGTCAACTGGGTTCAATGCTCAAGCTTTTGCAGGTTCGAGACGCAGAAGGAAATCAACTTTCCCCACTTGACTGGCTAAACAGATTGCTAGGTCGAAGGGACCCACAAACTGGCGAGGTCTTAACTAGAGCAAGAATACGAGAAATAGAAGAACCACTCGATGTTGACCCATTCAAGAATATAGATGGAAGTTCTTCGACGGTTTCTGGTGAGGAACTAATTGCTCTCGGAAAACAAAAAGCAGGTAAAGGCGGCGGTGGAGCTAAGGGTGCGTACAAGATGAATCGTGATAAGCGATTTAACATCATCCCGAACCCAACCGGCCAGACACCAAGCAGAGAAGTTTTCTGGAAACTGGATACCGAAAGTCTTGGTGCAGATGGGAAATGGGAGAATGGAGTAATTATTTCCGGTGAAGGAATAATTGATGTCTACCAGTTCAGGGACGCAGCAGGAAAAATTCAGTACACAGGTGACAAGAACGGCGAAAAGCCTATGATGCGACGCCGGATTGAGAAAATGATTAAAGACCTCAATCTGGAAGGAAAAGTCACAATAGAAAAGCAGTACGTACCACGTAAGGCTGGCTCATCGAATGCACCAGCATATGACGCTGTAAGAATAAAGGGAGATAATCCAGAAGAGACTGGATTGCTCCTCAGCCTTGTTGGAAGAATGATAACTGACTCAGCAAACGAGCCAGAAGTTGATGCATCGTTCTTAACAACACACGCAGCCAAAGGTTTGGAATTCGACAACGTGGTTGCCGGAGACGATTTCTTCCAGCCAAAGTTTGAAGACGATGGTTCGATACTTCCAGGGAATGACATAAGTCGTGAAATGGAAAACCTTATTTACGTCATGATGACTCGCGCAAAAAAGCGCATTCAGTTGTCTGAGGCAACGTCATGGATTATCGACCCAAAGAAAAATCCAAAGGGTTTTGAATATATTGAAAAGTTCCTAACCGAGGAGCAGCAGGCTCCTTCTGGATTTTGGAACCCATTTGGAGATGGTGAGCAAGTATTCCCTGATGGCGCAAGAGAGATACTTTCAAGCGGTCGCGTAAATAGCGTACCTGAAACAGCAGTTCCAGGAACTGGGACCAACAGGTCGGCAAGACGAGCAAGACTTCGTGGCGGAGATGTTGAGCGACAGGCCACTACAGAAACATCAGCACCAGAAACGCCAGTAGTCCAAGCGCCAGAACGGACAGCAGCAGTTGGTGGGCCACGTTCAGTAAACAGTTCAAATCGCGCTGACAGAAAAGCACGAAGAATGAGTAGCGGGTCCACTTATGCGGACAATATCAATGCTACAAATCTTGCTGCAATTAGAGGCTCAAAGACTGGAGAGTCATTCGCGTTTGCCAGAAGATTCTGGGATGGTTTTAGAAAACGCGGAATAACGCTAGATACGTCAAGTAAGTCCGGAACAGTAAAAGAGCGCAGACGACAGATAAATGAGGGCCTGGATAAGGCTGCCGCCGCAATGAAGCGTCGACCACAAGTAACTATCGGTCGCGTATCTGGGAATGAAAATCTTTCGAATCCAGATGCAGATACATGGATGCTTCCAGTAAAGAGCCTGAAGGAATCAATCAGAATTCCAACAGAGTTTGATGTTGTCAGAAATCCAGACAACACAATTGCTGATGTAAAGTGGACCAAGTCGGAACCAATTTCCAACACCGACCTTTCAAGATTGCTAAATTTATCGCCAGAGGATGCAAAGAGGATTTCTGATGATGATTCTGGAATATCCCACAATGCCGTCAGATTCCTCGTTGCAGAACTCGGCAATAGACCTGAATTTGGTGGATGGAGATTGTTCTCGCCAGTAACTTCAGACGAGCCGGGCGTGGAGAAGATGTCGTCAGCTCAACGTTTTGCCGAAAATCTCGGTAGAGCCAATATGCGCGACAGATTCATCATTGAAACATTTGGGAAAGACGCATATCCGTTCTGGGCCGACAGGGAAGAAAATCAAATCATTTCTTCAGATGAATACTCCACTCTTGGAGAAGTCGACCCAGTGGCAAAATTTAGGGCAACTGGAAGATTTACGCCAAACCCAGAAGACGCTGATGGCGAAGCTTCTGCCGAGGCTGACCTTATTTACGAGGGAATGCCAGACTTTGTTCCAGAAGCACCAGCACCGACGGTCAATGAAACAAACCCAGCTGGCGCAAAGACATCAAGAAGAGATTTCAAGTTGGATAATCTCATCGAAAATCTTGGTCTTGACAGAGACGAATGGATGGCTCAGCTAAGAGAAAGAATGAAGCGGTCATTCGGGATGGATGATGTCGGTTTGACCAATCCGAAAGACAGGAAGTCATGGGAAAGTGACGGAGTGCCAGTTGCAGCAATCCAGGAGATGATTCGGACAGGGATGATTGAGAATGCGGAAAGCGTTTGGCCAGAAAATGGTCAAAAGCTTGACGGTGAACTTCGCGCAAGCAAGGCAAATGTTGCCGAGGCGATGGTTGAGTTCATATCAAACACCCAGAAGGGTTCTGGTGGAAACACCAAGAGAAATAAGGAATACATCCTTGGTACGAGCAATCTTTCCGTTCTTCTAAACAATGCAGCAAAAACACGCGGCAAGACTTTCAGCAAGATTAAGGGTGATGAGCCAAGATACTCATCCAACGAGCTTCAAGATGTGGTCAATCGTTTCAATGAAATATTTGGCACAAGCCACACAATTGAGGACATTTTCAGTAAAGAGCAATTAGAAAACGCACGTAAGAGACTTCAAGAAGAAGGTCGAACCATGTTCGGCAAATCAGGAACAAAAGAATAGGAATATTGCAGTAGTAAATAAATTTGCAGAAATTAGTTAATGTTGCTAATTCACGCTGCTGCGACATGATACGTTATAATTTAGAGCACAATTTAATGGTTAATGTCCAGACCGGTCATTTTCCTGCACAAACAGGAGTTCTATGAGCTACGACGAGAAGGTGAATGTCAGTATCGACAGCGACGGAGACGTGCTGAAGTGCGCGAAAGGACTTGCTTCTGGCGAGTGCGGATTTGTCAAGGGCGCAAAAATTTGCGCCAAATGCGGCGCGGTACCAGTTGAAATGAAGATGGTTCCAGTTTCGGGATTGGATGGGAAAAGCGTCATGTCGGAAGATATGACAGAAGACATGATGCCAGAAATGTCAGAGGACATGGTTTCTCGCAACAAGAAGAAAAAGAAGAAACCATCCATGAAAGAAATGTACGCAGAAATGGATGACGAGGAAATGGCCGAAGACGAAGAAGAGTCAATGGCCAAAAAGCGCATGGTTCCAGAGATGCAAGAAGATGTCGAACCAGAAATGGACGACATGGACGAAGAAGATGACGAAAACCTCGACACTGACGCAGACGAGGAAGAGATGGATTCTGAATCCGAAAAAATGTACGGAATGGGTCCAAAGGGACGCCGTAAGTTCAAGGCTGAAGACATGGATATGTCAGAAGACGAAATGGACGAAGACGAAGAAGACGAAGAAGACATGGACATGGAAGAAGAAGACATGGACATGGAAGAAGAAGCCGAAGAGGGCGCAGAAGACGAAGAAGAAATGGACGAAGACGAAGAAGAAGATACTGAGGAAAAGTCTTTTGATGCCGGTAATGAATACTGGGATGCCCTCCGTGAAACACGTATTAAGTCGATGGGCATAAAGCCATCGGACATTGGTGCGTCAGGTTACGTCTGCTCCCTAGAGCGCAAGGCTTATGCTGGCTCTGCCCCAGTATGCGATGACTGCCCAGGTGGATGCATTGCGGAAAAAGGAATGCCAGGAATCCTTCATGTTGAAGGACTTGCTGAACAGATGTTCAATGGTCGCGTTATCGACTCTGGCTATTCTGCAGATGCGGACATGTTTGTGGTTGATGTGCAAACAAAGAGTGGAGATGTCAAGGAAATATTCATTGACGGAACAACTGCTGAAGTTATGGGTTTCCACAAACTTGACGTAAATGAATTTGAGCAAAAATCAGAGGCGTCTGAGTACAAGTTGATTGACTTCACTGAAGCTGCAGAAATCGCAGTAAAATCATTCGATGGACATGTCGTGGCTGTTGAGCCAGACGTATTCGAAGGATTTGATTCGTACGCAGTTGAAATCGAAGGATTCGACGGAAAGTCATACGATGTTTTCGTTGCCCTCGATGGAGAGGTTCTCGGATACGACAGATACGAGCAAGATGAAGCTGAAGCAATTGAAGCAGAAGCAGCAGAGCTTGCCTTGAAGCGTGCTTTCAACGAAGAACGACGAATGGACCTTGCAAAAGAAGGCATGGCTCTTCCGGACGGTTCATACCCAATTGTTACCGAAGCTGATTTGCGCAATGCAATTCAGGCATTTGGTCGCGCCAAGGATAAAGAAGCAGCGAAGAAGCACATCATGAAGCGGGCGCGGGCTCTGAAGCTCGAAAGCTTGATTCCAGCAAACTGGATTGCTGGTGCTTCAGAAAAGAATGAGGTGCCAAATGATGCAAACTTCCTCGCCTCACTGGTTGAGTTTCAGCTGCTCGAAGAGCAAATCGACAATCTCTAACAAAAAGGCAACCCGCAATGACGGGTGATTTCACCGACAAGGAACGAGTAGTTGTATCGCGTCGCATGCTGGCGCCTGCGCGCACTATTGGTGACGTTGATAAAAAGGCTCTTACTTTCAAGGCTTCAGTTATTGAATCAGCCAAACAGGAAAGACTTATTGCCGATATCGCAGTAAAAGCTCTTGGCGAAAATCGCCAAACATACGAAGATACCGACAATAAGAAACGTGAATTCACTGGAGACACTAGACCTGGCGTTCAGTCCGACGAATTTGGTCACAGATGGGAAACTGCAGCGAAGTGGGAGCCAGGAAAAAGGTTTGTACTTAGTCCATCATACGAAAGCAAAAATGGCATGGACACCATGCCAAACATTGGGTGGATTGAGCCGACAACTGGGAATTTCAAAAATCTCGACGAAATGCTTTTTGAGCTTAATCGCAAACCGCAAATAAAACTTACAAAATTTAAAGTAAATGCAAAAACAGATGATGTAATCCAGGAATCGGCAGAAGAAATAGATGGATTCTCTATTACTGCAGGCATGTCATTCGATGAGCGACGAGCCAAACTACGTGAACTAACAGAAAAAGAAAACGGACTAGAAAAAAAACGCCTCCCTGGCAGACCTCTCTCTTCTCGTATTCCTGGTGGAAATCTCATTGCGCGAGCTGCTGCTCGATTCGGCGTAGTCCGTGACGAGCTAAACAAATTCAGATGCCCTCCGGGAACCCCTGCTGCAAACCAATTTACGGACATGTTCGGAACCAACTGTTTTGGTTTTAGCGCGTCCAGATTCTCTCGCTTTGCTGCGCGTAAGGCAAAAGAGATGCAGGAATCAGGGGAGCTTGGTGGTTTTACAAACGGAGTAAGAACACTACTTAACTTTATAAAAAACAATGAGTGGGATTCAAATGTTCCGTGGGCTCCAGTCAGAATGGCAAGAAGCCCGTATTACGACGAGATAACTGGAGAAAGACTAGATTCCCCAGATTGGCGTACGGTTGACGTTGAGCCAGGTCAGCGACTTTTTAGAAACGGACTGATAAATGCCCAGGATGCGGCTATCAAGTTCGATGAAAGCGTTTCGGAACTATATAGCGAATTGGGTGTTGACAGAAGCGATGCTGCACGAGCAGTAAATGCTGACGTATTCGAGGCAGTAGAAAAGCTAAATGAGCTGTTCGTCGCAACGGGCGGCAGAGATGGTTGGGACCTAAACGTATCGAATGTTTCTGGAATGGGCGATATGTCCAGAATGAGACCAGACGAGGTTCGCAGGTACATAACAGCCCGCCTGCAGAAGGTGGCTAACTGGAAAGCGCTGACCAAGCCAGAACAAGAGCGCTTAATTGAAGCTGACATTAAGAGATATTACGAAACAGAGCGAGCATATTTTGAAACAGCTTTGCATCTGTACAAAACAAAACCAGGAACCGCTAAATTTTTCGACCGAATTGAATACAATTTCTTCACTAATGACGAAGCAGGAACTGCGGTTCACGGAAGCATGAGGCCAGGTGCTGGTGGAATACGTGGAGTAATGCACGTAAACCTAGAGCGCATCATGACAAACCAGGAATCGATGCTGCCAGACATGCGTGCAGATGAACGACTTGCCGTATCTGCTGTTGGGGTTGTCAGTGACTCAGAGGCGAAGAGCGCAGTAGCAGACTTCTTGATAAATTCCGAATATGCAGCACGCCATATGGCAGGGCTCATAGACGGGCCGAGGTCATTTACTAAACATATTGCTTTTCATGAGTTTTCACACGGAATTCAAAGCCAGGCATTCATTCAAAAAATTCTTCGCAAAGCTATCGATAACGGCGGAAAAATTGAAATCCCTCAGTACAAACAAGACAAGAGAACTGGTGCGATGACGTTTGTCGGCAACCGTATTGTCACTGTTGATTTCGATGAAGAGCGTGGAGGCTTGTTGACAAATCTAACAAGCGGTGATGTTATGGATTTGATGATGGATTCCAATGATGGCTTGGACCTGAAAAATATGTCAGATGCATTAAAGCGCAGTGAAGTGGCTGCATTTCTTGCTGGCAAGTACCCAACCGAATATACAGAAGGCAGCGAAATATGGGGTCTTGAGGTTGGTGCAGAACTACATGCACTACGCGAACAGGGACTTATTTTCGGAGATGACGTAGACGCAGCATTGGAGTGGATGGATGACGTTGAGCGAAGCAGGCTTTCTGCCGAGCGCGCAGATATTGATGCAGAAGAACGCGCAATACTGGAAAGTACTACATTCAGGCCGACTTCCAGCTCTTCTGCAGACCGCCTTTCCGATGAAGAAATCGATGAAATGTCCGGAGACATTGAGAAACGAACAATAGAGGAAAGACGGGAAAAACTTAAAGAATTTAAAAAATTCTATTCGGAACTCGATGAAGAAGAGATGTTCCAACAAGCTGCACTGGTTGATGCCCAAAGAAGAGACATACGCGCACAACTTGATAATTTTACGAATGAGCTCAATGGGCTTTCTGAACTACCAGAAGATGCAACAGAGGAATCAATAACAGAGCGAATAGAGAAAGTGGCTGACCTCAGCAAGAAAATTGAAGAAGGTCAAAAAATACTTGACTACTACGAGAAAATGTACTCTGATTCGCGTTCTGAGTGGAGGAAGAAATTCGGAGTTGGAGCAAAGGGTGAGGCATCGAGATTCGACAGGGTAGTCGAAAAAACAAGACGTGATGCAGGAATGGTGGATGACGAAGAAATAAAAGCATTTGCTAAAGCAAAAAGAATTGATGACATAACATCTTCAGCAAAAACAAAATCAGAAAATCAACTGATTCGCCGTGCCGCTGATATTGACGTCTTGGTTAAAGACAGGCTAGAAGACGACCCGGAAGTTCAAGAATTAATGGAGGAGCGCTCAATTCTCCGTTCTGAATATATTTCACGAATTGCAGAGAGTGGTGATTCGCGTGCAACAGCAAGGGCCGGTAGGGAGTTTAATGGCAAGGTAGATGAATTACTCAAACCAAAACCTAAGAAAATAAAGAAATTTAAATCGCAAAAAGAAGCTATAGACAATGCGAAACGAGAGAAAGCGCGCCTGCGTCGAAAGATAACCAAAGAACAAGCTGCTGCAATCCGAGAGATGGATGATTTCGTAGCCCCAGAAATAGCGCAGATGTTAACTCCGGAAAAGCAAACTGTTGTAGGTAGGGCGATGAATGCAAGAAATGCTCGTCTCAACCGTCTTGGCCTTGCCGTAGACCCGAGGCGCAAGGACGAGGGTTCGCTGTCTGAACAGGTGCGCAACATACTCATCCCAACAATGGAAGCAATTGATTCGTCGTCGATAGATTCGCCATTTGAATTTGAGGTTGTATCCGACTTCCCAGCAGTAGAAGTAAAGGGGAAAAAGGTTGGGGATGAAATAAATGTAGATAATTTCATTTCTGGACGTGTACTCACATCTCGCTCTAAACCGACATCATCACCTCGAGGGACAGATAAGGAAACGGGCCGCGTAAAGAGGAAAATAATCATTAGTGTTGCAGAAGGAAATCGCGGAGTCTTTCCAAATGCCGAAAAAGATGATGAGCAAAAGTTCGTCGCACCTCCAGGGAAACTGAGAATCATTAGTCGCGACAAAGATGGAACGATAAGAGCTGAAATTGTAAGACAGAAAGACACCGTTGATGTACTTGATGCCCTTGTTGACGGAATCAGCTCTGGAACCGATGACGCCATATGGCGACAGGGAAACTCTAAGAAAATTAGAGAAGTTGCCGATAAAGAAATAATAAGAAGAAGCAAACTCGGCATATCGAGGCCAGACTCAACAGAAAGAGAATCTGCAGATATAGACGAGACAAGCGCTGAGATAATTGATTCAGTTGCAGATTTTGGGTCAACCTTCGGCGAAGCCCCATCAAGACGACTTTCTTCTGGGTCTACACATTTTGGACCAACTCTCTCCAGAGAGGAAAGACGGTCTTCGCGGAGAAAGCAGCTTTCGTCTGATATGCGTGAGCTGCGCTCAATTCTCAATGGTAATGGTTCAAAAGAGTATGACGACATTGCATCAGACATGCTCGACTCAAATGTTGCAGAAGCTCTTCGAAGGTACTCAGATGAACAGATAGCACAGTTGATTGAAAATGCTGCATTTAAAATGCACAGTTCTTTCGACAGACGAGTTCGAGTGAGAATGCGTGACGAAGATATTAGTTCGTTGTCGGAAAATGGGGTTGTTCGTTCTGGCGGAGTTCGTCCTGGTGTTCCATCCACCTCAAGAAGAACAGAACGACTTTCAAGAATGGCACCAAACGACAGGCGCGGACGTCTGTCTAGTGGACGTATCAGCTCGGTAGAGGAATTAGAAAGTAGGGCGAAACTGGAAGATGAGGTAGCCGCAAAAGCGGCAGACATTTTCGACAAAGTTGTTGCTGGTGGAAAAAACGTCGACGACATGAATACTGACGAGATATCAAAGGTTTTTGGTAAATCACTGGTCCGCTCAACAAGGAAGGCAATTAGCGCAAAGCACAAAAATACATACATTGCCGAAGACGTACCGACAGCGTTGGCGCTTATGTCACTCGGCCATCACGTGATTGTAAAAGATGCAGACCTAACACTTACCGCTAGCGCTCAGGCAAAGCTAGAGAAGGCAGTGCAGAAAAGCGCCTTGACCCATATTGAGCAGAATAACGAAAGATGGTTGAACTTCAAGAAAGCATACGAAGCTGATGTGCTTTCAAATAATCCAAGCATCGATATCTCATCAAAAGATTTTGTAAACAAAATGAAAAAAGACTATGTCGACAGCTACCAGGCTGACCTATGTGGGCTTTATGATGCAATGCAAAATCTGCTGTGTTCTGGCCATATCGGCATAGATAGAGAAAAGATGCCCCAGACAAACGGAAGAACAAAAGGCGCAAACACAATTGCCATACGGATGTTAAAAAATGGTAAAGCCGATGGGAAATGGGAACCTGCATCTGGACTGTCTACTGAGGATAGTGAAAGATACGCATCCCTAAAAAAACGTCATCCAATGAAAAATAAACCATCATCGAACCCAATGTCAGAGGATGAACTTAATTGGTTCTACTCGAACACGGATTGGAATAACACCGAGGTGAATCTTGAGGGTGAATTTATTCAATTCCTAAATGAAACACTTACACCAGAAGACCCGTCTACTGGTCCATCCGTACGTAAAAAAACAGTCCCCGCAAACGAGTATGCTCCGTCGCAGCAGCAGCTTGTCGCATCAAAGGTGTCTGGCATGGCAGATGGAATAACCAAAAAAGCACTTGAAATCGCAGACCAACTAGAGCAAGAAGGTCTTGATAGAAAGTCCGATGAATTCAGACGGCGCTTCCTTGAAGAAATCAATAAGCAGTGGTTCAGTTCGCCGATACTCGCAACAATGGATAAATACATTTTGGATGGACATCACAGATGGGCAGGAATAAACGTAGCGAATCTTGGCTTAGGTGATGAATTGCAGGTTCCACTAAATGTTAACGAAGTGCAAACCGACATCGTTGAGGGCCTTACACTTGGCAGAGCTTTTCAGGAAGTATATGGAATCAA